CCACAATGAACACAAGTACCATCATCTGAATCTGCTTTAGACAAGGGTCTATCTATATTACCATACCACTTACTAAAAATAACATTATGTTGTTTATATTGTTGATTAACAAATTTAATACGATGTATTTTATCAATTGGCGCTTCTAGAAATCTAATTTTTTGGATACTAGTATTAAATACAATTTCAAAACCGACTAATGCATTGCCACTTGCTGCTTTCCATTCAGTATTTGTATTGGCATCACTTGAATAAAGTTCATATGATAATTTATTTTTTAAAAGATCATAAATTCCAAGTTTACTAAATGGTTCAAAAGGATTAGATTTATCATTACGAACATTAAAATATAATTCGGTTATATATTCTGGTGCAAATAACTTGTTCTTAATTAAATAATCAATATTTGATACATATTTTGTATTAGATTGTTCTAGACCATTTAAATAATCTACATATATTTTTGAATTTACAAGATCATTTAATGAATATTTTGCGATATCAATAAAAGTTCGTCCATTCGAATTACTATAGTATTGTTTTTGTGTATTCATTTTTATTTATATTTTAATTATACAAAATAAATTCAAATAAAGTGTTTAATATTTTGATTTTTTTTTCACCCTTTATCGATTATTAATAAAAAACATATAAATATTCTTTCTCAATATCATTTGTTTATTATGTTTTTTTATAGACATATATTATAAACAAATTAATTATGGGTAATCTATTTAGTTTACGAACTACTAAAAAAAATAATAAATACGGATCATCTCGTAGAATCTATGTATACCCAATATATAATAAATATCTATCAAATGATTTATCTGAACATTTAACTAAATTAACTCTCACACAAACAAAATCTGATCCAACTGCAATTGGTAAATTTAATCAAAAACCGAATACACCATTTGAAAACAAAAGAAAAAGTTTACCAACTCCTAAAATAAAATCACAACATCTAAATATAACTGCTATCGAACTAAACAAATTAAAAAATGATATTAATACTCTCAGACAATTACTTAGAATTGAAACAGATCAAAAAACTGCATTAATTGAACAAGTTAAAAAACAACAATTAGAAATGTTAAATAACATTAAATATTATCAAATTTTAAATATTGAATTACAAAATCAAATAAATAAATTAAATAAACCAACAAAATCAACTATTTCTGTCGAATATAAAAACAAAATTAAAGATCTCAAAGAACAATTAGAGATCATACAAACTAAATTACAAATTAAACTAAATGAGATCCGCAATAACACTTATAATAATATGCTAAATCTTAAACAACTTGAGTTATTACGTAATAGAGAACGAATTTTAGTATTAGAAAATAAACAATTATCATATATCATTAAAAAAATTAATATTATTGATTCAGTTCCAAATATTAAAGGAGCTATTCTTTGTCAAGATACTAAAGGTAAGCTATTTTATGTTTCAGATTCAAAATGTCCTCCAGATATGATTGATCCAATTAAAAAAGTCGAATCATTTAGCTATTTTAGAAATATTTTCTTATCAAAAAATAATATTTCTAAAATAGCTAAATTAGAAGAAAGAAATAAAGAGTTAAAAAATCAGATTAAACATTATTTGCACATTGATAAAACTATTTTATGTCCAGATTGTTATAATATAAATCCAAATACAAATACAAATATAAATACAAATACTAACACAAAATGTAAATTATGTGACAGATGTTCTATTATTAATCATTGTAGAAATAAGTTTAGCAAAATTATTGAAATTATTGGAATTGTTGGTATTATTGGTGGTACTTATCCAGATGGTTATTATGATATAAAAAAATATCCAGAACATTTTACAATTGATAAAATATCACAATCTAATAGTATTATATTTTTGTTAATACTAATAATTTTAGTTTATTCATTTATTAGACAGAAAAATTAAATAATAATAAAAAAAAATATTTAATGATAATGAATATCTGAATAAATTCTATAAATATATATATAAATTTTTATTTATCTAATGATATTAATATAATACAAAAATGTCCAGTAATAGCCAAAGCAGATCATTAGATAACCATTCAGTTTCTACTTCTAATTCAAATACTACTAAAGATTCAGTTAGTTTAAGTGAAAGTCTTAGTGTTGGTAGTGAAAAATTCAGTCACAATACCAAGAGAAATAGATGTGATGGAAATCGTTTTAATATTAATCTATTATTTATTGGGGTTGTTTTCTTATTATTGTTTGTATCTATTAAAAGCGAAATCATTCCTGCAAAAATCTTTACTAAAGAAAACTTAATAAATAGCATCAGTAACATAATCCCTGACGGTAAAAAATAAATTATTTCTCGTTTAAAAATAACTTATTGATTATAATATTTTATAATATTATAAAATATTATACTACAAAATTTGTGATTCCATAAAGAAATAACTAAACATCTATTGTATTTTTTTTATTGGTTCGCTTTGAGTTGGTTTTCTTCGAATTCGCTTTCTTTGAATTCGCTTTTTTGGAACCAGTTCGCTTTGAATTGGCTTTCTTTGAATTCGCTTTTTTGGAACCAGTTCGCTTTGAATTGGCTTTCTTTGAATTCGCTTTCTTTGAATTCGCTTTTCTGGAACCAGTTCGCTTTGAATTGCTTTTCTTTGAATTGGCTTTCTTTGAATTCGCTTTTTTGGAACCAGTTCGCTTTGAATTGGCTTTCTTTGAATTCGCTTTTTTGGAACCAGTTCGCTTTGAATTGGCTTTCTTTGAATTCGCTTTTTTCGAATTGGCTCGCTTTGGTTCAGTTCGCTTTGAATTGCTTTTCTTTGAATTTTTTTGTGTGCGCCCTAAATGTTTACCACCTGTTTGGGGTGTAGGAGCAGGATTTTTAATATCTATTATTCCATCATGATATTTGTCATAATTAATATGAAGATTTTTATTATTAGAAACAGTCATATTTGGTTTAAATTTCTTTATCAAATATTCAGCAGTATATGTCTGAATACTTTCTATTTTTAAATTTTCAAGATAACCAGCGAATTCTTCATTAATATTTTTTATAGATGTGGATTCTTTGATTTTATTAAAGATTAAGTTAATATTTTCAAATGATAAATATTTATTTATTTCATCTTGTGTATAATCTTTTGTATCATCGATCTTTAAATCTAGTTCTTCATAAATCTTATTAATTAATTGAATTAATTGTTGTTTATTTATCGTGTCGGGATAAACTTTTAAAGTTTGCTTTAATATACCAAGGGTAGTTGCAATTTTAGTTTTTGTTTCGGTATCCATATTTTTATTATATTATTTACCTTATATAATTTTTTATATTTGCTAATAAATTTTAATAATATATTTAAGGCAGTAAACAATATATTAGAGTATTAATATATAAAAAGATCATTAAATGAATCAAAAAATAGGTATATTTATATTTAGACGTGATTTACGTTTACAAGACAATATTGGATTACTCCGTTTACAATCAGAAGTCGATATTATCATACCAGTATTTATATTGGATAAATATCAAATAAAAAAATCATCTCATAATAAATATTATTTTTCAAATAATGCTGTTCAATTTATGTGTGAAAGTTTATATGATTTAAATCAAAGCTTAATTAAGTATGATTCTTATCTTAGAATATATTATGGTCATCCAAAAAAAATTATTAACAAACTAATTAAATGGACAATTACACATTTTGACCTAAAATCAGATCCATCTAATATCTTTCTTTCCTTTAATGCTGATTTCTCAAAGTATTCTATTAAGAGAGATAGTGTGTTAAAAGATATTTGTACTAAGCATAAAATTAAATTTTTTACATCTGATAGTGATTTTACATTAGTACCATTTAATCAATTAATTAAATCAGATGGAAATGGTTTTAAACAATTTGGAGCATTCTATAAAAATGCAATTAAGCATACAGTAAATAAACCTATCAGAACAAATTATAATTCTTATTTAAATTATAATATTAAGACAAAATCAGAATATGATATTGATAGATTAGATGCATTCTATCAATTTAATGACAATTTGGCACAAAATGGTGGTAGAGTAAAAGCATATCTTAAATTAAGAAAATTAGATAAATTTAAATCATATAACGAACTTAGAGATAGATTAGATTACCAAACAACTAATCTTTCAGCATACTTAAACTTTGGTTGTGTTAGTTGTAGAGAAGTTTATCATCTAACAAAGGTAGCTTTAGGCAAATCATCTCAAATTTTAAAACAACTATATTGGAGAGATTTCTATTTACAGGCATTAAAATATCTACCACACGGTAACGAATATCATCATATGGATCAAAGATATGAACAAATTAAATGGGCAAAATCGTCTGTTGCTGAAAAATATTGGAAAATATTATTGGATTCCAAAACAGGATTTTTAATTATTGATGCAGCAATTCAAGAATTAAAAACAACTGGATTTATGCATAATAGAGCTCGTATGATTGTTGGTGTATTTTGGACAAAATTTCTCCTAATCAATATATTTGATCCAATATATGGGTCACAAGTTGGATTCTCTAAATATCTAGTAGATGCAATTGGTCCATCGCAAAATAAGATGAATCATCAATGGATAACTGAATTTGATTATCCCGGCAAGAAATATGCACCTTCATCTGCACCAATAGCAGGTAGACCAATGGATCCTTCAAATCGAATGATCACAAAATTTGATCCAGATTGTGTATATATTAAGAAATGGCTCCCTCATCTAGTGAATATTCCTAATAAAGATCTAATTAAATGGTCAGAACCGATTGCTGAAAAATATGGTAATATTCATCCATCACCAATGTTTGATTACAAAACTAAATATGCAGAGTGGATTAAAGCTTGTACGATTTAAATTAGATTTTTCATCAGATAAAAAATTGAAAAATTAAATTTAAGAATAACTGTATAATAAATGTTATATCAGGATAATAAAAATTACCTACTGCAACTTCAATAACAATATTTTCCTTTTTAGAAAACCCGTTTTTGTGTAATTTGTATCCCTAAAACTCTAATAAATAATAGTTACGTACAGCAACTTCAATAACAATATTTTCCTTTTTAGAAAACCCGTTTAATGTAACTAGTTATTAGAAAATCTTA